GAATCTGGAGAGGTATCAAAATAATCATTAGCTTCTGTCAACGTGACATAACTATTAGCATTTTCTCCTTTTATAGTTGCGTCTATAGTAGCTGCCACGATTAATAAAGTAATTTAGTTTTATTGTAGCGTAAAGAAAAAACCCCACCAATAATTGATGAGGTTCTTTACTACTTTGCTTTGCAACTTAATAGTACTAAGGATTAGTAGTTGTATCAAGTGGTGAGTTAACAATTAATTCAACTATAGGAATTAAATCAGCATCATATGTGATAGCCCAGTTATTATCATTGGCTAACAGTGCGTTAGTTGGGTTGTCAGCAGCGTTAGTCCACTTAGTTCCCATAACGTGATAAGCACTATGATAATCAACAGACATTACATCTTGCTTAGATAAGATGTTTCTATCTGATTCAATACTTAGTGGAGATTGCTCACCTTCAAGAATTGTTCCTGACTTAATTAAGTAACAACGGAATTCTTTTTGATGACCTGTTGTACCAGGATGAACTGTATTAACTTGAGAATCAATAACAACATTCATTCCAGCAAACTGGCCGATGCTTGTTTCATTAACACCGACACCGCCACCACCCCAAGTTACTGCACCACCAGTTGTTAGAGCAGATGTTGAGAATGTAAGCATACCAACTTGATATAAGTAGTAAGCAACAGATGGATGAACAACTAAAGTATCTAGCTCATCTCCTCTTGATCCAAGAAGTGATCTACCTCTTGCAACAGTAGAAGCGGTCAAGAAGTTATCAGTATCAGCACCAGCAGCAGCACCCTTAGATAGATCTAAAGAATTTGCACCTAATGGCCCAAAAGTAGATCCAAACAAACCATCTAACAAGCTAAATAATCTTGCAGAATTTAGTTTGTTAATAGCATCTGCAAGTTGATTTCTGATATGACCCATGGGATCTTCACCAGCAGCCAATACAGCTACATCATCAACAGCATAAGCAAAACCTCTATGACAGATAGTTGCAATCTGTGTATCAGTACCAATCTTCTGTGGTGTTAAATAACCAGCGTTACTTGTACCCCATGTTGCTGTACCATCCAAGATTTCCTCAGTTGGTGTGATTGGGTTAAATTCTGGAACTTGTATTCTTGTTCCACCTTCTGTTGCGTCAAGAAGTGAATTTCTTACAACAGCACCAGATTTTAAAAATGCACTACGTTCCTTAATAGCTTCTGAAACATATGTGCTAAAATTATTTCTCTTAACGATGTCCGCTAATAGGACACCGCCAGAATAATTCTGAAACGGAGCAGCCATTGGCTTACCTAAAAGTTAAATTTATAGCAACCAAGCCACCGACTTGGGTGTTGAATCCACCGAATCCAACAATTAAGATTGAGCCTCTTGCTTGAGCACCGCTGCAAGCTGCGGATCTTGATCTAATAGTAGCATTTGTTGAGTTAGGTTGCCCGTTTTCCAGGGATTGACCTGACCCCCACCAGTATTTGCAACTGGGCTAGGTCTAGCACCCATTCCTGCTGCTGAACTTGGTTTAAAATGATGTTCCCAACCACTTCCAGGATTTTTGAGACTACTGAGATAGGTATTGAGATTCTGCTCTACTCCACCATTAAGAACAACAACTTCTCCGTTAGCGTTCTTTTGTAACTTTCCTTGTAACAATGCCAAAGTTTGTTCTGCATTTATCGCACCAATATTACTAATAGCTGCGAGGGCTGCTGTTTTTGTGGAAGCTACTTCATGAGAATTTTTCATCTCCTCAAGCTGTTGAGACAAGTTCATTATCTGCTGTTCTTTTTCTTGGGCTGTTTTGTTAGCTTCTTCCCAAAGAGTTTTCCATTGCCCTTGTTCTTCTAATTCAGTTTTACGTTGTTGATCTTTTTGTTTATAAACATCATCTAATTTACCTTTAACGTCATTAAATTTTTCTGACCATTTTGCTTCATTTGCAGCATTTAATTTCTTTAGTTCTTGTATCTGTTTTTCATATTCAGATTTTACAGAATCAAGATTTGGTGCTTGTGGTTGTGAAGGAGTGTCAGCCACGGGCTGTTCAGGAGGATTCACGGAATCAGGCTGAATTACTTGTTCTTCTATTGCCATGAATTAATCAGATAGTGGGCTGGTAGTTTTCTTTTTAGTAACTTTTTTCTTAGTTACTTTTGGTTCGGGTGCAGGACAAACTTCGGGTTCAACTGATGCAGTTGAATGTACGAGTTCTACTTCTTCCCATTTATAAGTTCCGTCAGGTTGCAGAACATGGTCTAAAGATTTAGCCATAATTTTTATGTACTTATCTACTATTCTAACAGATTATTCGGATTTGGCCTCATTTGCTGAAGGTAGCACTTCTCCTTGTACTAAAATATCTCTAAACTCTTCTCTATTAATGACTTGTTGATCGAATAGAGATGTTAAGGCTGTAATATCTTGTCCTATTAATCTTTCGATGTCGAAGTCTCTACTAATCTTTACTTCTGGTGGTTCGATTCCAACGTACTCGGCTGAGAGATTGAAGGCTTTTTGTAGCTTCTGTTCAAGTTCCATTGATACCATTGCGAGCATGGAATTGGTATCTACACGATCTAACCTACGGGCATCTGCTGATTCTGCAACAAACTTCTGTTGTGATAATGTACTAATTCCTAATGTTGCCATCTGCATCTGTAACTCTTTTATTTCAGCAGATTGAGCTTCAAAAGCACTGGAAGCTGGTTCAACATAGTATATTTTGTTACCAGGTTGAGTTGCCATTGCATAGTTTACACTGATAGCAAGGTCTTTGGTTTGATCGTCATATCCTTCCATTACAAGCATCGGTTGAGATGCAACGTGCAAACTATGAATTAAATCAGCCTGTCTTTGAAAATGTGCAATATTTAGATACGCAATGTCCAGTAAAGGTGGTTTGCTGACTAAATTATCAGTTTTTCCAGAATAAATAGTAACTAAAGGTATTTCACCAAGAGAAAATTCACCAGATTCAACTTGTTTATAGTCTTTATCAGATGATCCAGCTTCAAAACTGCCAACAGAACTTCCATCTGATACATCATACATTTCCTCTATCTGTTCTTTTTTACGAAATACTCTGTAACTACCTGGTTCGATTACTCTTACTTGGTCAAATACTTTTTCTCCAAACTGTCCATCTGGGAGCACAGCTTTCTCACCGAGTCTCACTTGTATCAGGTTTCCGTAATTTGATTCTCTATCTAGTCTCCAGCCGTAAAGATTATTTGGGTCAATTTCGATCCAGTAAGGTCTGCGGTTCTGTTGACGTTCTTCGGCTAGACTTACTGCTCCTGATGGTGCAGGGTAATCGACAAGAATGTGACTTTGGCCGTATGTGAGAGAACACATTAGTAATCTTCTTGCATATTCATCTAAATCTGACTTTCTGCCATCTACATCCATCTTGAACATTTCTGTCCAATAAGGGTCTCCTGTTAGTGTTATTGGCTTTCTTAATACAAGACCTGTGGCTGCTCTTATTAGTCTCTGGGTAAACGGAGAAAATACTGCACGATTTACTCTGGCTAGGTAAGCATCGTAATCTTCTCTTGGCTCTAGTGGTAAAAATGTTTCGCTGTTTGTTCGTAGATAATCTGTTCCTTCAGTTACAGCTTTCATTATTTCCCAACCTTTCATCATATCCAATACAGCCCTTGTTCTAGTAAAAGGACTATCAATACCACCTACAGAAGTAGATGAAACAATATTGGTTCTAATTGGACCAGGAACAGCATAAGTCATCTCAACACCTCCATCGTTTTAATGCTAACGCCTTTCTTGTAGGTCGGCCTTTTTTATCTTTTAATGGACCTGACATTCCTTCCATTCGAGCACAAAAGCTCTTTCTTCTCTTCTTCTCTGACTCAGTAAGACCTGATTTTTTAGTAACAGGTGCTTTTAAATTACTACCAGTAGCAAGATTGTATTTTGCACGACCTTTTGCCGTAAGACCACCTTTTTTAGATTTTTCTCCTCTACCTAAAGTTAAACTAACAGATTTACGTTTTTTCATCTTCCCACCTTTGCCTGTGCCTTTTTATGGGCTTGGGTAAAAGTGTCTCCTGCTCTCATTCGCCTTTTCATAAACTCCATATGCTTATCGCTATGATGTTCAGAATGTTTTTTTAATAGATTTTTTTGGCGAATGGTAAGTTTCACTTCCTTTTTTTCTTTT